ACCGTCGAGGAAACCTGCGGGGAAGCGGTAGGCGTTGCCATGTGTCTAATCCTCCTTTAGCGTTGGTCGATAGCGTCCCGCAGCCCGTCCCGGATGATCTCATAGGCTTCATCCGAGCGGGTGTCATAAGCAGGACGGATAAAAGGATGCGCAGGCGCGGGGGCTGGGCCGCCATGGCCATACTCCACAGGCGGGGCGTAGTATGCGCCCTCCTCCTTGCGATGTACGCCAATGGTGATGCTCCTGCCACTGTACCTGCGCTTGCGTACCTTGCCGGTCTGAATGGAGCGGTTCAGTACGCCGGTAATCATCTTGGGATCGCTGGAAGCGTTGGCCTTCATCTGCTCATAGATGGGTACGGCGGCGGCTTCCAGAATGCGTTTTGCCACGGGCGCGCCTGCGCCGTCCGCGTCCATGCGGCTGGCCATGCCCGCAATGTCGGTCATAAGACTGTCAAAGCCGTCCGTATCAAGGGGCATGAGGCACCTCCGTTCTCAGGCACCACGTCCACTGCACGGCGTATTGCCGAGTAGCCGTATCATACTCCGGCTGGTTGTAGCCCCGGTCGCTTTCCTCCACAATGGAGAAGCCCGCCGCATACATGGCCTGCCGGATGCGGTTCGCCGTTTCAGTAGGGTCGATGTCGCTCCACAGGTTCAGATAGACGAAGGTGCGATAGCTGGTGACAGAATCGTCCTGATGACTGGCCTCCGTCATGGTGGTGGAGTATACGGCATATTGCAAAGGCGGGTTCTGGCTGGGGGTCGTAGCCCGCCAGACACCCGCCATGACCGGGATGCCGATATGCTTGAGCGCGTCCTGCACCTGCTTCATCAGCCGCTCACCCCTTCGGAGATGGAGGCTTTCAGACCCAGATAGGTATTGCGGAAGCCGTACTCGCCCAAGGTAGAAATGAACCACTTCTTGCCCCGGAACCGCACCCACATACCGGGCACAACGTCCGAACGATAGCGAATGGTGAAGTTCACCACAGCTTCGGTATTCATGACGTCTGCGCTGCGGTAATGCTGGTTGCCCGCATCCGTGACCGCCGCCCACGCCTTGCAGATAACATGGTCTGTCGGCTCCGGAAAGCCGTTTTCATTGACGGCGTTCTCCGTGTACCCGATCTCCACCAGATGCCGGAGGCTGCCGGGATGCGGATTGGCTTCAAAGTTTTTATAGCCGCGCAAGCACGGTCACCTCCTTAGAACATCTTCACGGGATCGCGGTAGGGATACAGCAGGTTTTCAAAGGCAATACGCATGGTGGCGTACATGACGCGATCCGGGTTATCCCGGTTTTCGTAGTAATGGCTGACAAAGAGCAGGATCGCCAAACGCACAGGCTCAGGTGCAGGTTCAGAAAACTGCACCCGGCAGTAATCCTCAGCCGTTGCCTGAGCCTGCATGATGAGGCTTTCCAGATAAGCGTCCTCATCGTCGTACTGGATGCGCAGGTGGGTTTTCACCTCGTCGACGGTGACGATCATGCTGCGTCACCTCATTGACCAGATGCCATCAAGCCCGCGTTGCGGAGGGCGGCCAGCAGACCGTTGAAGTCGTCCTTCAGGGCTGCGATGGTGGTCGCCTCGCTGTCGGCAATATAGGCGATCTGCGCAACAGGTTCCGACCGGCCGAACAGATCGTCGCCGCCCTCGATGGTCGCGCCGGGCAGGAAGGTCAGCTTGCCGCCAATGACCAGCTCGTTGCCGCCGTGGGCAAAGTAGTTGTGGGTGTTCCGGGTCATGTCTTT